GGATACGCCGTCGATCAAGACAAGGAATTACCAGCTCGTGCTCGTTGACCGTTCGAAGGAAATCCTTGTACCGATTGGCCCTGCAGTGAATCCAGACGGGTACGACAGAGACACAACCGTGATCGTAAAGGATTCGAGGAAGGTCGAGGCGGTGGAGGAATGAGCGATCGAGGCGGGTGTGTTTTTAAGACGAATGTGCCTGTTGTATTAAGCGCTGTAGAGAAATTTGGAAAGAAGGCTGCTCATGCCTCAGGGATTATCGCAAAGAATACCATCATCGAATCGTTCTCAGGTCCTCGTACTGGAATCTGGTATGCGAAGCGATTCACCAAGACAGCCTCTTACAGAGCCTCAGCACTAGGAGAAAGGCCAGCGAAGCCGACAGGGGTACTTGCAGGGAGCATTAGGTTCCTTGTCACTACAAACTCTAAGGAGTTTGCTACGTGGATAGGCATCCCTGCTCGATCGAAAGGCGGCGTAAAGCTTGGCTACGGGATCGCTCTCGAATTAGCAACAGGATCAAACAGGCGACCGTGGCTTGTGACTGGAATGAAGGATGCGAAACCGGCAATCCTCCGCGAGCTTTCTGAGAAGTGGTTCTAGTGGCCGCCGTCGAAGTGAGTCAGGCTTTGATCTCTGCTACGAAAGCGAAGATGGTAACGGACTCTGACCTGCAGACGCTTGTCTCTCTGTCAGCCACCTTGCTTTCAAAGCGTATCCACTACATCGAGGCGTTTGCGGATCCAGGGGAGGACGAAGAGCCAAAGGAGTTCTTCATCGCTCATGAGGTCGATCTCGATTACGACACATGGCCGAACCTATCGGGGCGGTACATTCAAACGATCAATGACTACGCGGATAATGCAGGGCTGCTTTTGCAGGTGGTGAAGAGAATCAAAGAACTGTTTATTGAGGCGCGATTGAGCCCTCCTGATGGCGAGTTTTCAGCGTGCAGGGTATGGCCGCTTGGATCAGCGAACATACCCAAGAGCAACGCGGATGGATCTCCATCCGACCCGCTACGCTGGCAACATTCGATCATCTGGCAGGTGTCTTTGTTCGCAAAAGGTGAAGTTCAAGCAGTGCTAGAGAGGTGATAAATCTTGGCACTACAAACAGGAATTACCGCTGATACCGGCGATAGGTATGAGACGGGTGCGGGGAAAACCTTCTTTGACTTTGAAGACGGTGCAGGGGGAGGGTCGGAAAGAACTCTCGGTGCAACCCGTGGAGGCAGTATCTTTGAAGCTCTTCCAGAATATCGAGTGATCGAGGCTGACGGGGCATACGGTCCTGTCGTGGGACTACGCCGGATCTCAGGGCTAGTCACACGCCTGACGGTCAATCTGCTCGAAACGATGACGGTAGACAACATCCTAGCAGCCATTGCAGGGACAGCATCAGCCGACACTTCGTATACGTGGGTTCATGGCGAGTACCTTGGGGTAGGGACAGCTCTTGACACCGGGGTAGCTCCAGCCGGTGCAACGAAAATCGATGAAGATACGCTTGAGATTTACTACACAGACGCGGGTCTGGGAATCCCAACGAAATCGGTATTGAATACGGACCATAGCGTGACGGCAGGGACTCAAGTCGTTAAGCGAGTAGGGGCGGCTATCGCTGATACGGATCTCATTACGGCAACCTATCGCTATGACTCCGTAGCCAGTGGCGACAACTTCGACATCATCACGCTCGCTCATCTCGATTCAAGCGACTATCACGACGTTGCCTTAGCAACTGAGGTATCGAATCTGACGCTCACCAATCCCGCTTTCTTCATCGTCAAGAATGGACTGTCGGTCGGAGGGCTAACGCTCACCACGGCTCCACGCGATGAGTCGATCAACCAGCTTGTATTTGAGGGGCACTACGCTGCAGCTTCGTTGGCTCTAGCTAACAGCCCGTTTGAAATTTGGATGCCTGCTACCTAGTTCACAGGGTAGCGGCGAAAGGAGGTGCTCTTCCATGTCTGAGGAGATCCTGAGGGAGAGACCGACAATCACAATCGAAGGAACGAGGTACACGATTCGCAAGCCTGGATTGCGTGACTGCTTCACAGTGCCACGAATCCTTGCAGCGGTTCAGATCCACGCAGGTCACAACGTCGAGGACTTCTATGAGCCTGTCGCTGTGTTGGGTGAAGACGGCCAGCCTGTGCTTGACGGTAAAGGCGAACCTGAGATCGACCACAAGATCAACGTTGTTGCGATGTTGTTCTCTCTCGCTTCCGGTATTCCCGAAGCTGAGGAGTCCGTCACTGGATGGCTTGCCTCGATGCTGATCAAGCCTGACGGTCAAGCCCTCACGGTTGAGGAAGCGCAAGACCCTGATGTTTTGCCGTTGATGGATCTGCCCTTGGTGGTAGAGAAGCTGGCAGGGATCAATGACTTCCCGGTTTTTTTCAAGCGATCCGTCCACGCGAGCAAAACGGTGGTCAGTCTTTGGCAGAGCAACTCTGGGAAATCCAAAGACAAACCGGGTGGACGGACGAACAGCTCCTCACAATCCCATACGCCAGACTCAAAGAAACCTCCGAAGCAGAGGCATCAAGAGCCTACAGAATAGAGCGACAGCAGTTAGAGGCGGCGGCTTATACAGCCTTCCTCCTTGGTGCAGGCAAAGGTTTAGCGTGGGGTGCTTTCTTGCAGAAGCACGGACTAGGTGAGAAGCCGGTTGAGATTATTCCGGTTGCTCCTGACGACGTAGAGAAGCTCAAGGCAGAGGCAGAGCGAATCGCTGACAGAGCGGTTGCCGGATACCTCGCAGCAAAGAAGAAGCAGAAGGCACGACTTGAGCTCCAAGAATACGTGGAGACGAAGAAACGCAAAGGGAAAGAACCGGAGGAATTGAGTGAACGTCTTCGAGCTATTCGCAAAAGTCTCAGTGAACAAAAGTCAGGCAGTCAATGACATTCGTGCTATTGAGACAGCAGGGAAGCAGTCCTCGGTTAGCATGGGGAAGAACTTCCAGAAGCTCGGAGACAATGTAGGGAAATGGATCAAGCGCGGGGCTGTGGTAGCAGCAGGGGCTATTGCAGCTCTCGGAGTAACGTCGGTCAAGAACTTCGCAAAGATGGACACGGGGATGAGGGAAGTCTTCACCTTGATGCCTGGGTTGTCCAAGAAAGCCAAAGATCAGATGACAGCCGATGTCAAGGAGATCTCACGGGCAATCGGTGTACTCCCGAATGAAACCATCCCAGCACTCTATCAAGCTATCTCTGCCGGTGTACCTCCTGACAACGTATTCGACTTCATGGAGATTGCGGGGAAGGCTGCGAAGGCTGGCGTAACCGATCTCGAAACTTCCGTCGATGCTCTATCAACCGTGGTTAATGCTTACGGATCAGATGTCATCTCTGCTACCGAAGCATCAGATATTATGTTCACTGCGGTACGCCTGGGGATTACAACATTCGGAGAGCTGTCCAGATACCTCTTCCAAGTAACACCTGTTGCGGCTGCTGTAGGTGTGAGTTTCAATCAGGTTGCAGCGGCGATGGCAGAGATCACAGCGAAGGGCGTGCCGACGAGAGTAGCAGCAACCCAACTCAGACAGATGCTTGTCGAGCTGTCGAGGGCTGGCGGGGAAACTGCGGAGATCTTCGAGGAGCTATCCGGGCAGACGTTCCAAGACTTCATGGACGAAGGGAACGATCTCTCAGACGTTCTTGAGTTGATGCAGGAATACGCTGACGCTAACAGTATCTCCTTGATGGACATGTTCTCCTCTGTTGAAGGTGGAATGGCAGCCCTCAACCTTGGAGGACAGAACCTCGATTCCTTCCGGGTCAAGCTCGGGGAGATGGATGAGACTGCGCTTGCTACTGAGATGGCTTTCCAGGAGATGGCGGACGGTATCCAGTTCCGGCTTGACCAACTTGCGGCATGGTGGCAAACGGTACAGATCAACATCGGGGAAGAGCTACAGGCGGGGCTCGCGGATCTCTTGACCTGGATTGAAGCGAACCAAGACAGGATCGAGCAAGGGCTTGTACGCATGTTCCAAGGATTGATCTCATCGCTTAAATGGATTCTTGATAACGGACATGCTGTAAAGACGGCGCTGCTAGTGATGGCTGCGGGTCTATTCGCTGTCTACGCTATCACGAACCCTATACAGGCAGGCTTGGCGTTAGTAGTTATTGGGATTGGAGCAGTTTCCTTTGCTGCAACCAAGACGAAGGACTCTTTATCCGAACTTTCCGGCGAGATGCAAACGCTTGAGGGTGCTACAGATAAGGGTGAAAGCGCAGTTCAGGAGTTTGCAGATACTTTATCGATTGCAGAAAAAGCCGCTCGCGAATTCAAAGAAGAAATAGCCGGGATAGATAGCGCGTTTATACAGATAGATCCGCTTGACATGTCTACTGGATTCAGCAGATTCTTTAGCTCTGTATTATCTGGGGTTAAGAAAGTTACCACAGCTATGGCTGAATGGGGCGAGAGTTCTACTTCGCAATTCTTGACCGGCTGGGAGATGGCAGCTTCTTCGATTCAAGGATATGCCGATACGATCGAATGGACAATCGGAAGCCTGAGAGATGGAGGCGTGCTTCTCGCGGAAGACTGGAAAGGTAACAGCGAAGAAGTGCTTGAATCGTGGGATGGTCTTATCACAGGGATTGCATCCGGGGCGAATAAGTTCCTAAGTTCCATCTCGGCTATGGTTCGAGGGAACAGAGAACTGAAGAAGAGCCATGAGGAGACCAATGCGGCGATTATACAGACAGAGGTCGATAAGGTCGCGGCTCTCGAACAAACACGGGATGATAATCTTGAAGACCTGCAAGCAGATCTTGCCACGCAGACAATCTCGCAGGCAGAATACGCCACGGCAGTAGCGAAGATCCATGCCGACTATGCGCAGGATGTTATTGACGCGGGCACAGCCAGAACTGACGCACTCAACGATGAAACAGACGCATATGAAGACGCTAAGGAGACCATCTGGGACATCCTCAAAGAGATGGGCAAGAATCTGCTAGTGGCGATCAGGGAAGAGCTAATGCTTCAATCTGGGAAACATCTA